AGAATATAAGCAAAGTTTAGAGACACCGGTTTCAGAGGAAAGAGTTAGAGAAGTTTTTGAAAAAGATTTAGACACATCAATATCAGAATGTGAAGCGCTATTTAAAGATAAATGGAATGATTATCCAGGAGAACTACAAGAGGTTCTTGTTAATATGATGTTTAATTTAGGACGGCCTAGACTAGGCAAATTTAAAAAGTTTATTAAAGCAATTAATAATAGTGATTGGAAAACAGCTTCTATTGAAATGATGGATAGTCGTTGGGCGGATCAAGTAGGACCGAGGGCTAAAAGATTAAGGAACAGAGTTAAAGCTCTTTAAGAAAATCTCTGGTCCATCATTCTATGGACTACATGATCATTATTTCTAACACCTGGCGTACTGAACATTCCTATAATTTTACCTTTATCTTCTTTACCACCTTGAGCCCCAGCTGCTGCTCCAGGACCCATCTTATTAGCAGCTGCTATCATTGCACCTGTTTTAGCTCCTATACTTTCAGTTTCAAGGGCAGCGGCATCGCCTGATATTCCAGTCATATTACCTACTGCAGCAGCTGTTGGTGTTGTAACGCTTGCAAGACTTGCAGCGTCTTTACCTTCTCTTTTAGCTACGAGTGCTTCTTTAACGGCCATCATATCTTCACTAGATAAATCGTCGTCATCTATAATACCTTTAAGTTGCTCAGCAGTTGCACCTGCTAGTTTACTCTTATCTAGTGATGATTTGCCCATTAATCCTCTTTTACGATACAATCCACCTTCTTGAGCCTCATCAAGGCCTCTTTCTCTATCGGTTGTTGTGGTTAAGTCAGTCAACCCTCTCTTCAACATTCCAAAAGGACTGGCATCTAAGGCCTTAGTAAATAATCCTCTGTTATCTACACCCGCTTCTTTTATGTTCTCTCCTTCATCTTTTATGACATCGGATAAATCATCACCTGCTTTTAATCTTGTTTGCATTTTTGCATAAAGTTCAGGATCTTTTTCTTTAACAGCTTCCATTGTTTCCATGTCTGTTTTACCATACACAGCTTTAGATATTTTATCGGCTCCTTCATCGCCCACCATTCCAAAGGTTAAACCAGACACTAGGCCACCTACTGCACTAGCTCCTCGCATTCCCATGGTAGGATCTTCTCCTTCTTCTCCAAACTCATCTGTTTTAAATGCTTGTCTTACACCACCTATTACACCAGCTGCTGCAGTTAAAGGTAAGAACGCTTTACTAGCTATACTTCCAACTCCTTTAAGTAATCCTCCAGCTCCTGAAGCTACACTTCCTAAACCACTGCCTACTGCACCAGCTCCTCTGGCAAGCATACCACCACCTCTGGCAAGCATACCACCACCTCTGGATGCCATGTTACTCATCATGCCACCACCTCTGGATGCCATGTTGCTCATCATACCTGGCGCTCTACTCATCATACTAGAGCCTCGAGTCATTGCGCTACGCATCAGGCCTCTGCCTTGCATTCTACCAAGTCTCATACGACTCTTGATTCCGCCTCTTCTTCCGCCTCTTCTTCCGCCTCTTCTGGATCTGCTTCTTGTTCGTTTGCCTTTCTTGCCTTTCTTGTCTTTGTCTTTATCTCGGCCTCGGTTACGACGTCTTCTTCGTCCACCATCATCTTCTTCGCCTTCATCATCACCACTACCGCCACCCATGCCTCCGTTAGATTCTATCTTTTGTAGAACCTCTAACATTTCTTCTAATGTTTCTAATTGTTTTTGGGCTAACGGTTCTGTTGATTGGCCAGTTCTTTTATCTGTTTTTTCCTTTGTCTTTTTTCTTGTTTCTTTAGCAGCGTCTTTTGATTCCTTTGTGTCTTTCTCAGCCTCTTCTTTAGCATCGTCAGCTGCTTGTATTTGCTGTGCGTCTGTTCCTTGTGATGCTCGAATTTCAGCATCGTCCATTGTCCTTTGTTTTTCTGGGACATATTGATCCTTCCACTCTTCTTTCTTAGCCGCTGCATCAAAGATAACATTTCCTTCGTCATCTTTTAATATATCTTTGCCTTCTTTTTTATCATCAGCAATCCCTAGACCTGTCTCCGAACTATACATTCTACCAAGAGCTTCACCTTGACTTTCTACTTCTGCGCCTCTTTGTGCTTCTTCTTGAAATTGTCTCTTGCCTTGGAACATCGACTTGTTTGACATACCGCCGGTGCCTGCTTTACCAAACCATCTGTCTGCAGTAAAGAAGTCTTTAAGACCTGACTTGAAACCAGATTTACTGATGTTCATAGCTGAGGTTGCTTTGTTAAGGGTTTTATTGAAAATGCCTCCGGAGGCACTTCCCATTGAGAACCTATCTTCACCACTTGCTGCTTTTAATGAAACTCCTTGATTTATACCACCAAAAGATTTAAGCCCTGAACCAATTTTTCCAAGCATACCACCCTCCATGCCAGTAGCTTGTTTTATGACAGTATCCATTCCTAACTGTCCGTGTAGGCCTTCGCCTCCAGATATTTTAAGTTTTTCTCCTGCTGTTTCTAATTCAGCTCTTGTTTTAGCTTTGTCTTTATCTCCGAGCTCACTGGACTGTAATTTCTCTAATAATCTTGTTACATCATTAAGGTCTTTCTTAGCTTCGTCGTTTGCATCTAATTGTTTTTGTATGTTTGCTGCGTCTGCACCGATGTTTTTGGCTAGTGTTCCTGCTCCTTTAGAAGCGTCATGTTGAAATCTATTTCTTGTTGTTCCTACTACACCCTGAGATATTCTTACATCTTCTGCTAATGCTTTAACAGGATCTGTTACTGCAAATTTGCCGGTGTCTACATCTTGGAATCTTGCAGTGCCTGATCCATAATCACCTGCTCTCTTGTAATTGGTTTGGCCAATTCTTAATTCTTCTTTTTCACTAAATACAAGGTTGCCTGTTGTATCAAACATATCTTGATTTTTAGAAAGTTCTTGGCCAGATATTTTTCTTTTATTTAAACTTTTGCCTGTTGTTTTAACATCTTTTGAAAGTCCACCTACATCTTTAACTCCACCTTCTCTCTTTAAAGCTGCTTGATCTCTTTCCCATTGTCTTGCAAAGTCTTCATCGTCCATCCCTTTGCCACGACGCTTAGCTTCAGTATCTAATTTTCTACCTGTGCCAGCAGCGCCATCGCCTTGGCCTACGGTTGTTTTATCAGCTAGTTTTCTATCAGCATCTGATATTTCTTTTTTCTTTTTCTCTCGTCTAATTCTTTCTTTTGGTTCGGGTGGTGCATCATCTGTACCTGCAAACAAATCACCTTGTGGGCTGAGTTTAGGTAGTTTTTTCTTTTTTTCTGTAATTTCTTTTGTGTTTTTAGCAGCGTCTTCTAAATCTTTTTCAGCTTTACTTTTCTGGTTATCAGGTTTATTAGGACCTTCCCCTCCGCCACCGGTGCCACCACCACTAGCTAATGTTTCTTCGATTCTGTTTAAACCTTCTAATATTAGTTTATTTTGTTCGAGTATAAGTTCTCTAGCTGCTTTACCGCCCTTATCTCTTTTTAATGCTGTCTTATCAGCAGCAACTAATGTTTCTAGAGTGTTTCCTATTTTTTCATCTCTAGCCTTTGAGCCCCTACTTTTTACAGCTTCGTACAAGATTTGCCCAGCGTTCATTTTCCTGTTGTCTTTGGCGTCCTGCTTTAATTGTTCTGTATTTTGCTTTAATGTTTCTGTTTCTTTATTAAACGCATCTTCAAGGTTCTTTAATTCATTAGAGGTGGCCATATCCCCGCCAGCATCGCCGACGGCTTTAACCTCATCTATTAACTGTTTTAACTTCTTGTCGTCTAACTCTGCCATTTCTTTTAATATCCTTTAGCTGCTCTATCTTTAGCCTTCTCGGCCTTATCTTTAAGATGCATTATTAACATATTAACATAAACTTCCCTTTCCCAGGGCATCATATTTTCTAACTCTGTTAGACTGTATTGATGTTCCTGCATTAACAAAAAATTAGTCCTGTAAAAATTATCAAGACTTTCCTGAGAAAGGTTTAGCCGAAAAAATGTTCGTATCCATTAATGTTAACCACTTGAGGCTCTTTGCAATGATAGCAATCGAACTTCATCTCGTGCATTAATACGGGCATTCCTCGGAGAAAATTTCTCATTTCATTAAAAACATCCATAGGAAGATTTTCAATAAACTCTTGTAAGTCTTCATTACTTACTTCTTGCATATTAATTTCTTCTTCTTCAGTAACTACAGCAGCAATACAATGCTTTATAGTTTCAATATCAGTCATGTCATCTTCGCCCTCTACTATATCTAAAGCAGAAGGAAAACGCATCTTAATAACAATTTCATCACTAGCTTTGATTTCTGTATTAGGCAAGTTATCTAAACCTTTAACGGTTATCTCGCTTATATCTACATCTAACTCTGTGGTCTTTTCACAATCACCACAAGTCATGCTAAATGTTTGGGTACTCCCAACAGAAGCCATTCTAATTTTTAAAAAAATGTCTTGTAAATCAAACATTGGTATCTTACTTACATCTAATTTCTCAAATGTACAGTTAGTTACTATTTGTCCACAAGCATTAACCATCTCTTTATATTCATCACTTTCACTGGCCAACATAAGAATTTTTTCTTCCTTAACTAAGAAAGGCCTAAATTTAATGACCTCCCCTGTTGAAGGAACAGTACATTCTGATAATGGCTGTTCTATTATAGGTAACATATTTTATATCTCCAATTATTAATTTTCATATGATTTCAATCCTTTGCCTCCTGGCGAGTCTGATGACTCCCAGTAAGCTGCTGAAACAATAAGCGTATTCCTAATAGCACTTGTTGTTCCACTTGATAAGGGTACCAAGTTTAACACTTTTGGCATCGCTTCATGTAATGTCCAAGATTTAACAATATTGTCTTGAAGGTCTAAAGCGTTGATTGTCATGGTGGTTGTAACTGCGTCTATATAACCAAGCTCTTGGCTTGTTGTATCAGCACACTCTTTCATCCATTGTTCAAAAAAGCTTCTAAGCTTCCATTCATTGTCAGTAACGAATGTAAAGTTAATTTCGTTTCCTAAGAACCCTACTTTAGTATTTCTAAAGAAAGTCCACGGTCCAATATTAAATTCTTTATTACTTAGAATCAGGCCAGGTATCTGGACTTCTTCACAAAACAATGCTACATCTCCCTCAAGTAATCCTGCGTTCTGCGACGAAACCACATCCTTCCGCCATGACATAACCTCTGCATCAGGATTCATATTTCTTTTAAGTGTACCGCCGTGTCGATCGTTTGCTGCTATTAAATTATTAATATTAAAATGAACTTCAAATCTTTCAGCACGAGCAAAAGATCTTTTCGTTGCTGTTGCTAAATATTCTTGATAATCTGTTAAAGCTTTGTTTGCCATTATTTTAATCCGCCTGTACTAATTGACATATTTCTTTTTCTTGTTGGTTTTTCCATTGTGTTTCTATATATAGTTCTGTCTGAAGCTCCTACAAACCTTTGTACAGGAAGAAACACAGCTGCTTTCCAATTTGCTGGATCTACTTCTATCATTCGGCCTGTAATATGAGGAGTTAAATATTTTTTAACCGATCCTCTAACTTCTGGGAACCTTGAAAAGTTACTTATATAACTCCACCTAGCCCTCAATATGCTCTGATCTGTTAGATTTCTCTCTGCTGGAAATATTTTATCCAATAGTGCAGCTCTAAGTGTTGGAGCAAGATAATGTAAATTAATACCACTAAAACCTTGTGGCATTGGCTCTGTTATGATTACAAGAGGAACAGTATCATAATACGGCAAGTCTGCTTTTGTTTTAGGATCATATGAAAATAAATACATTTTTCCTATTTCTAATTGTCTTGCTTCTTTACCGAGATCTGTTTGTTTAGCCTCTTCAAAAGTGTTAACACCTCTAGCATATTCACGAACAGCACGAGTGTACCATTGAACAGATTTGTCCTGGTGTCTATTGCCTGCTGCTTGTTCTATATCTTTGAATGGTGTCGCCATGTAAGTATTTATACTAGATGCCGAGCTCTTTTTCAGTAACTATCTTAAATTCCATACCTTGCGCTTTACAAAAATCCTTTGCAGAGTTCCACTTGGCCTCGTTAACTCCGTATTGTGCTATCTCTTGTAAGTATCTTCTGGTTTTACGCTTCTGTGTTGATGGTGGTTTTGTAAATCTCTCTGGTTTAACTTCAATTAAATACTTCTTTGTTTTATCTTCTTCTTTAACTTCTATATAGAAATCAACCATATACCTATGCACTTTGTTATCCATAGGACTACGATAGGGTATTGCAATCTCTTCTGATACCCAACCAACAATAGAGCTATTAAGATCACACCAGTTCATGAACTTTAATTCGTAGCTTGATCTATAGGTTATTGAATTGAAGTCACCAAGATACTTCGTTCTATTACGAGGAATAAACTTTCCTTTATATATTTCTTTGGCATAAACCATATAAATAAGAATATAATGTTAAACAACTATTTATAGAGAATAAAACCAATGGCAGTTACACAACAAGGTAGTTCGTGGTATAAACCCTGGACTTGGATGGATCGCGAGATCACCCCAGCTGAAGAGGCAACAATCGAAGCGGGAGAGGCACATTATAAATCCAACCCCCAATTAGCTTTTAAATACCCAGAAGATTTGGGAACAAAAAAATTCCCCAATATGGTTAAGTTTTATATTAATGCTAAGAAAGTTACAGCAGAAAATTCAGGCAGGGAATACAATGAATTGCCTGAAGATGCATTAGATCTGAATCAAAACAGAGCAGGGGCAGATAATTACGAAAGAATAACAAAGGAAGCATCTTTTATTGCAGGAAGTATTGGTGGTTACTTTGGTGGTAAAGCTTTAGCTGGCCAAGATACAGGTATGGCACAAGATCTATTAAAGGGAGCAGGAACAGGCCTTGTTGCGATGGGAGCCATGGCCATGGTTGATGAAAACCAAGAAACAGTAAGATTAAAAGAAACTATATCATTATATGTTCCTCAATCTGTTGTTGCTGCTTATACTGCTAATTGGGATGAAGTCGACTTAGGACCTTTTGCAGGCCAATTAGGTTCTAATACAGGATCTATTAGTGATCTATCACTGAGTGATAGTACCGAACTTACAGGTAGAGGAGCTATAGCAGCAGCTGCTAATGTACCTGCAGCAGTAGGCGTAGGAGACTTGAACTTGGGCAATTTGTTTGAAGCAACAAGTAAAAAAGTAGGAAACCCATATAAAGAACAATTATTTAAATCAATGGGCTTTAGGCAGTTTTCTTTTTCTTATGTATTCTCTCCCAAAAACGAAAAAGAATTTAATGATGTAGAACAAATTATATCTTTATTTAAAGAGAACATGCACCCAGATGTTTCAGAGGGTGGAATGTTTTTAATTTATCCTTCAGAGTTTTCAATAGAGTTTCATCATGTAACTCCTGGCAGTTCAGGATCACAGATCAATACACACTTACCTAGAATATCTTCTTGTGCATTAAAGAATCAAAAAGTTACTTATGGTCCTGACGGAATGCTTAATACATTTAGAAACAGTCATGGTAGGCCAACAGAAATAACAATGGAATTACAATTTGTAGAACTAGAAACTCTTACAGCGAAAAGAATAAGAGATGGTAGGCATGAAGGAAAAGGAGAGTTTTAATGTACTTTAGAGCGTTACCCAGATTTAGATATCCTTGGACAGACAAAGAAGGAAAAGAGCACGGTGCTCTTGTACCAGATATTTTTAGAAGAGTTCAATTAGATAAGTTTTTTAAAAATAGAAATTTATTAAACGCTATATTTGTAGGTGAACACGATACGCCTGAAAGTATAGCTCATCAATATTACGGCAATGTAAATTATCATTGGGTAATATTAATGGCAAACGATATTGTAGATGTTAATAGAGAGTGGCCTTTATCTAATAGAAATTTAGTTTCATATGTAAAAGACAAGTATGGAGAAAACAATTCAGCAGATGTACACCATTATGTAAGCTCTACAGACAGCGAGTTAATTGTAGATTGGGATGCAGTTAAGGTAGCAAACGGTACCATATTAGCTGTTACTAATTATGATTATGAAGATGAGTTGAATGATAAAAAGAGACAAAAATTTCTATTAGATAAAAGATATTTAAAGGACATCGTATCGCAGTATAAAAAATTGGTGAAGTAATATTATGGGCGAAGAAACCATTTCAAAAGCAGGTGATGTAATAATAGAAGAACTTCTTATACATACCCACACACAAAAAGAACCATACAACTTAGTAGAAGAAGGAATATTTGCTGAGATAAACATCTATGAGGGTGTCTTTGAAAAGTTTATGACGGGAGAAATAATTATAAAAGATGCTGTAAACTTTATAGCAGAAGCTCCTTTAATGGGAAATGAATTAATAACAATAAAATTAAGAACCCCAACTTTTCCAGACTCACCTAGAAACATAATAGACAAAACATTTCAAATTTATTCTATTAGAAATAGAAGATTAAATAGCGACAGAGAGCAGACATACGCTTTAAAATTTATTTCTATTGAAGGAATGTCTGACAATTACCAAATTATAACTAGAAGATTTAAAGGCAATACAGAAGAAGTAGTAAAAGAAATATATGAAACCTACATGGAAGAAGCAAGAAGGCCTATGGAAGGAAGCCATTCACCAGGTTTAATTTGTGGTGATACACCTCACTCTTCTAATATAAGTTTTATTGCTAATCACTGGACACCAATGCAATGTTTAGATTATGTGTCAAAATATGCTAACGGCAATAAGTATGTAGGCGCAGATTTTGTATTCTTTGAAACAAATAAAGTATTCATATTCTCATCTTTACAAAATTTAATAGGTGTGGGTGCGGACCATATGTTTGAAGAGTATCAATATTACCAGGGAGGATTAGAACCTAAACCATATAGAACAGACTCATCAAATATTTATGGTGGTGTCGGAGTATCAGGAATGCCTGATATGGTTAAAATATCTGAGATGAGGGTGCCTAGAACAATTGATATAGCAGATGGTTATTCGACAGGATATTATTCTCAAAGTGTCAGAGCATATGATCTATATACTAAAGAAAGATACAACGCAGAATTAGATGTTAGAAAAGACTGGAGTAAATTTCTACATACAGAGCCTGGCTGTCCTGTTCCAGAGGGGGTTGATCGAAATCCAAATACGACAATGACAGTTAAAATTTTAAGTAGTGTAAACAACTTAACACAATCAGCAAGTTTACCTGGCTCTAAGCATGGTAACGCAGATAGTGAGAATATTGTAGCAGCATCTTTAATGAGAGATAATTATTTTAATTCTTTAAGAGATTATACTTTTGAAATAGATGTTCCTGGAAGAACAGATGTAGCATGTGGAGATATGATTTATTTAAATTATCCTTCACCAAGAACAAAGACAGAAGATGTAGATTTTGATAAACTGTTTGACAGGCAGCTTTCAGGCAAATATTTAATAACAGCAATAAGACATAAAATTGATACAGTAGCCCATGTAATGAAAATGGAAGTCGTAAAAAATGGATTACCAGAAAGTATGGGCACTTCGGAGACCAGAGAATGAAATCAAAAAATTATAGTAAATTAAATATACCTGATTGGGTTTGGTGGACAGGTATAATAGAGTCAAGAGCAGACTTAACTAAGACAGGTAGATATAGAGTTAGAATATTTGGCTGGCATACAGCCAACACAGAATTGTTGCCAGTAATTGATTTACCTATTGCCACAGTTTTAAACTCTGTTACAAGCGCAGGCACATCAGGCATTATGGAAAACCCAAACCTTTTACCTGGTTCAACAGTAGTAGGATTTTTTGCAGATGGAGATGAAGGCCAGCACCCTGTCATCATAGGATCTATTGCAGGCAAACCATCAGAGAAAAATGAAGATCAAACAATAGAAGATGGATTCAATGATCCTGCTAAGAAATATCCTAGAGGAGGATTTAGTGAACCTAAACCTGACGGTTTTGCTGGAGCAGGAGAGTCTGATATATCGAGACTAGCAAGAGATGAAGACGCAGAAACACATTATAGTCTTGTAACAAAAAGAGCAGAAAGAGAAAAGGATATAAGAACAGCAAGAGCCTCTAGTGTTGCAGAACAATTAGGAGATAAAGAGAATGTAGATTACGAAGGCCTGACATGGGAAGAACCATATGCAAGAGCTAAAGGTCCATACAAAACATTTGAAATGGAAGAGTTTACTCCTAAATATTGGGACGCTTTAAAAGATTTAAAAGATGGCGGAACAGGCATTCCTAAAGAACCAGGAACATATACTTCTATGTATCCGTTCAATTTAGTTAGAGAAACAGAGGCAGGCTTTGTAACAGAAATAGACAACACATCAGGAAACGAAAGGTATGGTTGGTATCATCCTGTTGGAAATTTTGAAGAAGTACAAGCAGACGGGACAAGAATAAACAAAATTAAAGGTTCAGACTATGAGATTATTGCAGAAGATAAAAATGTTTTAATACGAGGCTCTTGTAATGTAACAATATTGGGAGACGCTAAGTTATTAGTACAAGGAGATAGATACGAAGAGATAGAAGGCAATTTGTTTCAAACAGTTTTTGGAGACAGAGTTACAAAAATTATGGGGAGTGATATTAAGTCTGTACAAACAGATCAAAATTATACAATAGGTGGAATGAGATCAGTTCGTGTAGCGTTAGATGATGACTCAAAAATTGTGGGTAAACAAACTCAGACTGTTGGGAAGGAAAAGAAAGAAACAGTAGCAGGCAATGTAACAGAAACTTTTAACGAAAATCATAAAACATATATTACAGGAAGCAGGATGGAAAGAGTGGGTGGTGCTTCCATGAAAACGGCAGGACAAAATATGACACTGGCGTCAGGAGATACAATGGGCATAAGAACAAGTACAAATATGGATATAGATGCACAAACTCTATTAGAGATGGATGCGCCTAATATTTCTATAGATGGACCTGTAGGAAATATTACATCTAATAATATAACATT